ACCTGTCATTGATTCACCTGCAAGTAATGTTACACGACCTACTGGTATACCACCATCAAACTTACCTGAAATTAACGCATTCAATACGTAGCTTCCGGTATCAATCCAACCATCAACTAAACTGAGGGAATTTTTATCCAAGTATGTAGCATAGGGATTGATTTCATCTATACTATCTAAAGCAGCTTTTAATTCTTTATCCATACTGTTATTATAATCTATAAATTACATTTATCCACAAAAAAGCTACAAGCGTTTCCACTTGTAGCTTTATTATTATACAATTAACAAATTAACAATTAATCATCAAACAATTTAATTACTTCCACATCACCTTGAGGTTGGTTTGCTGGTTGTACTAGTTGAGGGTTAGCAATACTCTCATATTGCTGTACGAGTCTTGGATCAAGTTTAACTTCACTAAGGGCAGTAGACTTCCTGCTAAAGCTCCAAATATTTGTTTCTTTATCAGCAATGAATTCACTGAACAATAGTGGTAGGGTTTGTACTTGTAACTGACCATTTTGTGCATTTGGTTGTACATGGATAATTACAGGTGTTTTTAGTGTAATTTGATCTGCATCTTCCGATAGAACTTCACCAACGATAAAGCGTCCAACATGATCAATAATAAGTTTAATTTTTTCGTTCATAAATTAATTTAGACTCTATAACTTACAAATCAACCAAACAAATCAAATAATTCTGTTTGAACTGCCTCTCTAGGTTTTCTAACTCGCCATTGCACTGCATCATAAAATCTTTCAACTGCAGAAAATAGAATTTTCTCGAACATCTTTTCATGATCAACTTTAAAATATTGTTCGTATTCTTCAGGGAATGTATTTTTAAATCCAATAGTATCTAACATATACTTATTAGGGGTTTCAAGATAAATATAACGTACTTTATCTCCAGAGTTGAGTTGCTCATACTTGTTTTCAAGTTCAAGCTTTTCAAGCATTAGGTTATAAAAATAACTAGACTTTACATGAATTGGCATTCCTTTTACCGTTTCAAAATCTTTACAACGAGCAGCGTACTTATCATAGTTTTTTAATCCCATAACAAATGCAATATCTTGGATTGGTAAACTCTTAAAAATATCATACGTTTCAGTTAACACTTTATTGGTTTCAACTTGAGATTTAGTGGTCATCATAGTCTCAATAATTTTCTTTGCATAAGGTTTAATTGCCTTAGGCATCGTCGTTCTTACAACATCAACCCCAGTATACTTATACTTACTACAAGCAATACCCTCATCATCTAACACATGCAACACATAACGTTTCTTTTGTAAAAATATACCAACATCACAAATACTTTCACGTTTAAAAACAAAGCGACAATCTTTTGAATTGAGATTTTTTCTACCCCAAATTTTAATTTTATCATTCAAATAACTTTCTAAAGCTTTAACATGATTATGAGTATATTCAGTTAAATTATTATCTTTATCAATAAACGTATTTTTATCATTGAATAGGGGTTTAATTGATACATAACTTGAATCTGTATCATTATACACAATCGATTCTTCTAGTTTTGAATCACCAATACCCACAACATTAGCTTTCAAATATTCTTTAATTAAGGTATTTGATTCCTTAATTACAGCTTGACCAGTTAGCGTTACAGAAGATGCAATATCATCATCACCAATTGGTGCTTGCTTATTTCCAAAATATCCATAACACGAGTTAATCAATACCTTTACACACATCTGATGAGCATTAAGTTTATCAGCCATATCAGATGCCTTACGATATTCATCAGTACCTTTTTTAAGCTTACTCATATCTACTTTATACTTCTGAAGTTCTTTCTTCACTTCAACACGTTTGTTATAAAAGTGATCAACAAATAACGGTACAATACCTTTAAACTTTTGAGTAAATAAAAAGTTTGCTTTTGTAATTGCAAGTTCTTCAGTTCTAATAAACTCTGCAAATTTTTCTTTAGTCATCTCAAATGACTTACCACTAACATGACGAACGTTAAACGTATTTTCATCTTTCTTTTCAAACTTACCGACTTTAGTTTCAGGTGAAAGATTTAAAGAGATCATCACATTAGGATACAAAGAATTAGCATCAAATGAAATAACTTTCTCTTGAAAACCATGCTTGGGTTCTGCAACATATGCGCCAGGATTTACATTATCCGGATCATTACGAATAAATGTAGAAATAATTTTACCAATCTCTCTCGATTTGATACACAACGCTCCATTAATTACCGTTAATGTACCCATTGCTTGCTCAAATGTACATAAACCAGCATATGATAACATCCTCAACAAAGAAAGGTATTGCAGTTTTTCTTCAAGTCTAACAACGATATTAACGTCTTGAATATTGTAATCAACAAACTTATCCCACTCTGTATCAGTTAACGTTGCAAGTGAAACACCACCTAAATCTACCTTCTTTTCACCAAGTTCAATTTCACCAATATTATCAAGCTTAAAACTATCTTGCTCTTTAAAACAAAAACGTTTGTAAATATCGATGTAGTCAATAATCGAAACACCATCAATATAATATCTCTTTTGTTGTAACCCAAACTTACCCATAATATCTCTAAAATGCACCCGGCCTAGAGGAGAAAGCTCTTTAGTATATTCTTCACCTAACAGTCTAGTACAACGATTAATAATATAAGGCATATCAAAGAACTCGAGGTTCCAACCTGTAATAATATCAGGATAATCTAGTTTAATATATTCAATAAATTTTTTGAATAATTCTGGTTCCGTTTTACAAAATACAAAATCTACATTTTTATTCGTACCACAATACGGCTTGGTACCAAACGTAGTGAACTTTTTACTCAAACTATCATAGCAAGTAATTAGAGTTACCTCATGCGTTGGATCTTCTGGATTAGGGAAACTATCAACAGAATAGGTCTCGATATCTAAAATACATAACTTGATTGGATGTTCTGTAAATGAAGGAGTCTCATTATCTCTCCAAAACGTTTCAAGCAAGTATTGCTGAACAGGTGGTAAATTTTCAAACACACGTCGTACACCACTATCACGAAGCCACTTGCTTCGCTCATAGCTATTTCGAAAAACCTTTTTCTTAAGCTTTGTATTATAGATTGATGTGAACTCACCTTTTGTATCTTCTACATACAAGTATGGATCATGAGACACATTACATCTGATTCGATTACCGTCTTTATCCCAAGTAAAGAGCTCAACTGAACGAGTGTTGTTATTATAAAAACAATTTCTATATGACATTAGACCTTATTATAGTGTCTAATTCCATTTAGTCAAGTGTTTTCTTTTATCACTATTAAATGGTGTTGTATAAGCTTCATATACACATCCAATATTATCTTGATTTTCTAGGAAGCGTGTTTCACCAACTGCTCTCATATCAAGAGACATCTTACGATATTTTGGTTTATTTTTTAAAGTTGCAGCAACCATATCAAGTAGTTCAGCACCTGTATTAAACTTCAACATTGCATCCTTGTATGTTACCATATTTTGACAAATAACAGGAATGCCTAGAATACAAGCTTCAATATATTTGATGTCAGACTTCGATTTATTAAATGGGTTGTCTTGCAATGGAGCAATCATCAAGTTAATATCAAGTTCATAAATCTTTTTAGGGTATTGATAAAGTGGTTGCCATGGGTGGAATTCAATTTCACCAGACTTAATATATGGACCAAGTGGTGGTGGAAACGCACCCATAAAGACCCATTGATATTTGTGTCTGGTATCAACGATAGCTTTGATTACATGCTCAAAATCGTCCTTACCACCTGTTTTATTATCTACATCATAATGTGCACCGGAACCTGTATATAAAATACGAGGCTTTTTATAATTCCGATCAATACTTGTGCAAACTTTCGAATGGTTAAACAAATAACCCATCCAGAAGAATGGGGGAAAGTTTGGAATGACAGTAATTTCTTTTTTACCTGTCTTTTCCATATACAGTTCTTTCATATAGTCACATGTAACTGTAACTTCATCAGCCATATTAATGATATCAATACAATTTTGTCTAATTTCTTCTGTATCGAAAGCAAACTTAAACCTATTATAATCTGGGATACATTCCTTAAACACTACATCATCAACTTCATAAATAATTTTAAATCCACATTGAGCTTGAATGGTTTTAAGGTATTCAATAAACTTTTTTTGTTCTGATGTTGCTTGTCTTTGAATTTTAACTGCTGCTACACCTTCATACCAACGTGGATCAAACACCATACAAGTGTTTGATTGTGACACCACTTGCTGATTAGCATTAAGAATCTGTTCAGGCCACAATACTCTCCAGTGTCCACATCCACTATAATCCGCGAGATAGTTAACAACTCGTGGTAAATTATTTTCAGGTGGTAGTTGTGGGTTTACAACTTGTTGTTGAATAGGTTGTTGAATAGGTTGTTGTAATTTACCCCCATAAGGCGAAATGAAAGGTGAAACGAAAGGTGATCCGAACATATATAAATTTATATCAGATATCGACAAAGTCAACACGAGTTGTAATACCTGATTGTTTTTCTAAAAAGATTACTTCACCAGTAACAGCTTTAATTGATTCACTACGATGGGAAATAATATAAATGCACTCATCATATTTTTCAGCACGTTCTTTAAGAATATCCACAATCAACTCAATACCTTTTTCATCAAAAGATGAATCAAGAAGTTCATCATAAAATACAATATTGTATTGAACACCTCCTTGCATTCTCCTTAGATCAGAAAAAGTAAATAGGCATGCAAGATCAACACTCTTACGTTCAGCTCCGGAAAAATTGAAATAAGAACAAATTTTATTTTTATCGTTTACAATCTCTTCTTCAAAAAATTCATTAAAATAACAAATCGCATTACTATCTAATTTTTTGAGATAATAGAGTAATCGACTATTAAGAAGTTCTAGTAATTTATTTACAATGTAAGATTTAACACCTTCTTCACTGATGATATATTTGACTACATCAAGCATTTGAATTTGCTGTTTCTTTTGAATAATAGTTTGATCCAAATCACCTAAACGTTTTTCAGTATCTTCAATGATACTATCAAATTCAGTTGATGAATCTGTAACTTGATTAATATCATCAATTAGTGATTCTTGCCATTTTTTAATCTGCTCAATCTTCTCTAAAATATTTTTTTCTTCTTGATTGAGAAGTTTATTTTTTGCAATTTTGCCTTCTTCATCTTTCAACTTTTTATTAACAGCATCTTTCTTTTGCTGTACTGAAATAATTTCATCTTTAGTTGCTTTAAGTAATTTAGTTAAATTATCGATTTCAATCTCAATCTTAACCTTTTCTTCTTTAATATATTTTGCGTCGTGGTCTTTAATTGATCTTAAACATACAGGACACTCCTCTTGATCTGTACCAATCTTTTCGTACGTAGCTTTTAAAGTTTTGATTCTAGATATATATTCACCAACTAGTAAATTTTTATCGGTAATTACACTTTCACACTTTTTAATACCAGTTTGTAGTTTGCTGATATTTTCTTGTATTATACTAACATCCCAAAAAAACATACTAGCAAGTTTAGCGTCAAGTTTATTCCACATGTCATCATTTTCTCGCTGACGTTGTAGATATATATCGTGTTTTTGAGTGCGATAATCCAAAATTTTCTGTCTTTGTTTTTTATAATCAAAGGTGGATCTATTTACCTCAGAAAATTTTGCTTGTTCAAGGTCATACTCTTTTGAGACAGTATTATATTCTCCACGCAGTTCAGAAATCATCTGACTAAACACTTCTAGACCAAAAATATCTTCAATAAACTTCCGTTTTTCTACTTTATTTTTTGCCATGAAAGGAATTGCATTATTAACAGTCATAATAACACAATTTTGAAACACGGAAGGGGTCGCACTTAACACATCACAAATGTATTTGTTTGTATTTGCAATCGTGTCTCTAGTCTTATCAATACCATCCTTGTATATCATAACCTTTGATGGGTTAAGTTTACGGATTAGTTTAAATGAATTGTTACCTTTTGGAGATGTTACATCAAAATCGAGTTCAACTACTGCTGTACCACCAGTAATATTGTTAACAATCAAATCCTTTTTAATTTCTCTCAAAGGTTCACCAAAGATAGCAAAATATAAACTATCTGCAATGGTTGATTTACCGATAGCATTTCTACGATCAGGTTTATCTTTATTGATACCTGTAATCAGGTTAATACCTTTATTGAATTCAATACCAACAGGTGTATTACCTACAGATAAAAAGTTTTGAATCTTGAGACTTTTAAAAATAACTGATTTCATACATTAGAACACTTCTTATATAAATTAAGAGTATATTTTATTATATGATCTTTTTCTTCAACATCAAGTAAATTAACAAATTCTAAAATAGCATTAGGTATATCGATACCTGAAAAATCGTAACTATTATTATCAGTTAAAATTTTATTATGATTTAAGTCGTAATCAATAGTTATGCTGTTTGGAGCAAGCTGGTTAAGAACTGTATATAGTGTAGTTACATCATCCTGACTAATATTTCTATCAATCTTCAACTTTACAAAATTATTAGTTACTAACATCTTGGTTTCAGATGTGATTGTACCTGTTGTAACCATTTCACTCAACGTAATTTTTTTATACTTTGGTGAAATATTATTAGGTGTAAATTCATATGATAAATCTTTAAGATCTAGTACATAATATCCTTTTGAATTATCACAATCACCAAAATCCATTTCAAATGGGTTACCAACATACAATATTGTACCAGCTCCAAATGTTCGTTCATGTCTAGTATGAAAGTGACCAGATAGAGTCAATCCAAACTTTTGTAATAATGAACTTGCTTTAATACCATCATCACACGTTTTAGAAGAATTCATTTGAAAAGATTCAACCTCAAGGTGACCAAAACATACATCACCATTTGCTACTGAGTCTACTCCAAACCCCCATGGTAAAAAACTTAACGTTTTACCAAAACATTCAACTGATTGAGGGGTGTCAATAATTGTAACATTGTGTCTACCCTTCATAATATTTAGAGAGTGTACATCTGTTCTATGTTTATAGTAGAGATCATGGTTACCTGTAAGTACAACCATATTAAACTCCTTTAACATATCAAAAATTTCAGCTGATACATTCAGAGTATCTACAGAAATTTCACTACGGTTATGATACCAATCACCACAGAATATAATATCTGTAATTTGTTTTTGTTTTAGTTCTGTAACAAACCACCTACACCAATTTAAAGCTACATCATGCCATTGATTTGAGTTACCATGAACTCCTAAGTGTAAGTCTGAAAATATTGCAACTTTTGAATTATTGATCATCGATATTATAATAATCTGACTCAGAATCGGTATGTTCTGGCTTAATGTAGATATAACTACTCATATCTGGATCGGTCATCATCGATTCATACACTTGAGACTTGTATGCATTAATTGTTTCATGATGTTTTTTTTCTTTTTTAATTCGATTAATGAATGCATGGAATGCAATTGTGGTAAAATATGAGAATGGATTAGATCCAGTGTTGAAATCGAACTTTTTATTCTTTAAAGCACTGTACATCTTGATGAGAGCATCACCAATCATATCATCCTTATATGTATAATTGATAAATGATGGTAAAAAACTCAAACCTGTTGCAATTTTCTTAATATACAACCCGAGATTTTCAGTCATTACATCTGAATCATAATATTGCTTAAGCTCTACCTTGAATTCTTCCGAATTCACATAATGTTGCTTTTTTTCTTTGATTGCCATACAACAATATAACGGTATAACCTTTTAAATCAAGGCTGTCTTAAGTTTTTTTCTGAAAATTCAATTTGTTCTCTGTTATAAATTGATTTTCTTGCAAGACCATGTTCAATTCCATAGTGTAAATTATCAATTAAATCAAAAATAATCAGTTTATTCTTTGATGGGTGTAACCGTAACCCACGACCAATAGACTGAACCGTACGAATAAACGCTTTACCACCAGCAGCAAACATAATCATGTGCAGATTTTTAATGTTTACACCTGTGGAAAATATTGAACTCAGGGCTATACACACCACATCATCATGTTTTTCAATTAGTTCCTTAATTCGTTCCCGTTCTTCCACCTCAACTTTCCCTTGAATAAAATATACTTTCTTGGAAGTTCCTGAAAGTTTTTCCAATAACATTTCCCCATGACGGATATGGTTTATCAAAATGAGGATATTCTTTGGGAACTTTTGAGCAATTTCCTTAATTGTATTGTTCCTAAACTCGGAGTTGTATATAAAATCAAGTTCATCCTTATATTTCATTTTAGGAACTCCACGGTAAAACATGTTAATACACGTTACATTAACGTTAACAAGGAAATTTTCCTGTCGTAATTCAAAAGAATTCTTCTCATATATAACGGGTCCGAGCTTTCCTAAAACAGACCACTTATCACCATTGTTATCTGGTAATGTTCCTGTAAATCCATACTTGTGTGGTGTTGTTATTTTAGATATAATCTTTCCTGATACTTCCGCAGCACTCTTATGGCACTCATCAACAACTAACAAATCGATATGTTTCAACCATTCATTTTCCTCAAATCTCCGTTGAAGTATCGACATGTTAACTACAATAACATTAGCTGTAAAATCTGGTGTTGTACTTCCTGTCCACTTTGTAATTTTATAACTTATACCATATGATAAGAAATCGTTAAACGTTTGCGTTACTAATCCTAGGTCTGGTACAACAACTAAGCATTTAAATGCATTTTTATTGGTTGCATTCAAATAATAATTTTCAATTAACGCTGCAGTTGCAAGTGTTTTACCTGCTCCTGTTCCCATCAAACAAATACCACGACCGGTCTTAAGAGCTAACTTAACAACGTTAACCTGATAGTCTCTTAAAGGTTGACCGTTTGCTTTAAGTGTGTTGTAGAACTCAAAGTCATACTGTTTACACAAATAATCTGATAGTTCTTTTGTAATGATATGATCATTATCAATGATTTGATTTTCATGGAGGTATTTGTTAATTTCCCAATACATTCCAATTTCACATTGACCTGTTGGTGTTATAACATATTTGCGACTCGGAATAAACTTATTTTTCTTTTTCATAAAAGAATGTCCAGCATATGGGTAACTGAACTGTTCTCTGATCTGTTTAAACAAATCTGCATCACACTGAAAAATAAGCTTACTACCTTTTAAATCAAATTTGATCATAATTGCTCGAGCTTATTAAGTTCAATAATATTTTTGATATCAAATCCCATTGAGCTCATAATTTTTTCAACTTTTTCAAGGTACTCAATTACGTTGGTAAGATCACGTTTATTATCTTTAATGTTAAACATTTCGTCTTGTTCATCAATTAATGTTGATATAGCTTTATCGGTAAGATGTATAGGTGCTTCCTCTTTGATTTTAACAGCTAGCTTCTTTTGAAGCTTTTTTTCCTTATCATTAAGTTTTTGAAGTTCACTCTTAGCCTCAATAAGTCTAGCAACCCAGTAGTGCTTCCTCGCAGGTAATCGCAGCTGGGTTTCTTTAATGTTAAAATCATTGACAACTAAGTCCTTTTCAACCTCTTCCATGTATTTACGAAGTAGACTCATATCTAAATATAAATACAATTAACAATATGTCAACATTTAAGACTGCTTTTTTAACATTATTACAAGAAGATAATATTGCTGGAGGTGTAGGTTCCGTATTCGGTGCTGCAGTTGGTAAAGATGGTGGTATATATAATCCTAATGAAGGTAGATATACGTCTAACGACTCAATATATGCTCCCGGAGATGCTCGTGTTCCAAAAGCAATTGGTGGAGTACAACGCAGAGGTGGTATAAGTAAGCTTAAACGCAAAAAGCGTAAAACTAAATGATAGACCTTGGCCACTGGAAAACAAATATTGAAGTACCTGAAGATCCACTTGGATTTATCTACATGATAACCAACAATAAATTAGGTAAGCACTATGTTGGAAAAAAGCAGATGAAATCAGTAAAGAAGATGCCTCCACTTAAAGGTAAGAAAAATAAACGTCATAAGGATGTGCAAACTGATTGGAAAACATATACAGGTTCATCAAACGACTTAAACACTGATATAGAAAAATATGGTAAAGATAATTTTACTTTCACAATCTTACGGTTTTGTGAAAGTAAATGGTCAATGGCTTACCATGAAACAAAATTACAGTTTGAACATGATGTACTAGTTTCTGAAAACTTTTATAATGGTATTATTAATTGTCGTATAGGAAAAGCGCCAAAAGGGTCTATATTAGATCATGGTTAAAAAATTACCACAAAAAGGTATACAGTTTATTGATTTCATTCAATTTGTTGAAAAACACTGCTGTAGAAATTACATCCTTTCATTGGAAATGTATAGTTTAAAAAACGATGTTACCAATAAAGATGTTAAGACTATTTTTTATCATAGTATAATCAAATGTTTAATGACATACTTTGTTGAACACAAAACATTTGATAAACGAATATTTTATATTCATAAAAAAGAATTACCAAACTGCTGCCTTATCGGGGACAATGATGTAAGTGTATTTTTAAAGTTTCTAATTGCATTTATTAAACATCTCAAAACGAAGTTAAATTTATCGTTTGTGTGTTGTGATTTACCTCTTAAAATATTTGTTGATAGTTTAGATCTGGATGCTGTAAATCAGGAGTTATTAGCTACAGCTTTAAATACAAAAGAAATAAAATCAGAAAAAGTTTATAGTTTTCTCAATAAACATGGGTTGAAACACCTATCATCAATATATAAAACAGATGCCAAGGTTAAATTTTGGTTGAAATAATAAATAATGACATGTCAAAGTTTCTTAAATTACTAGAACAACACGAACCAACAGATGAAGTTCATCACAATCCAGATGAAGCTTTCTTCGTTGCAATTGAAAAATTATGCGATGCTCTTAAAATTCCATGTGAACATACAGAACAAGGTTTAATTATTAAACGAATTCCTGATGAAGATCAAGAAGCATCTGCTTCAGCATTTTTAGCTGCCATTCCAGGTGATCAAGCGACGACAGATAAATTAAAAACAACAAAAAAGCGTGTTTCTGATACAGTTATTAATTGGGCAAATAAATTAATGGTTAATATTAATAAACCATCTGTATAATATGAACAAAACTCTTAATTTAATAAAAAAACAATACACTCTTTTAGAAGCTGCACCATTCCCAGAAGCTGAAGCAGCTGCTCCTATAGATCCAACACAAGCTGATCCAACTGTTGCTGCTGACCCACAACCACAAGGTGCACCTGAAACACAGAAATTAACTTCACAAGCTGAAGTTAATATGATTAAAAAACTTGTTCAACTCATTCAAACAGTTACAGCAGTACCACCAGATCAATCTACAAGCACTGAAATTTCTAACTTTGATATTGATTCAATCAATACTAATAATGCTAGAGATATGCTTAAGACTTTTGAAGGGATGTTACAAACTAACACGTTAGATAAGGAAACAACAAATATTGATAATAAGTATGGGCCAAACCTCTAACATGCAAAAACTTTACGCTCAGGTTTATAAACCACGTGCTGTAGCTCCTACAAGGTTAGAAGCTACATATAAAATAGTATTGGAAAGATCTAAAGCTGAATTTAAAAAAGATATTATTGAAGTTGAACCACGATTAAAACCTGGTAGTGATAAACCTGGTGTAATTAGATTGCAGCCTAGTGAAAAAAGTTTTAGTGAAACAGATTTTAAGTCAGCTCTAAGTAACATTCAAGTAAAAATTATTGATGAAATCGGTGCAGGTCGACCTGAAAGCGGAAGCAGTAAATATACAACATATAAATTAAAAGATAAAGATGGTGCAGTATTTAGAGTAGTTTTGGGTGGTGGTTCTTTTAGTAATAAAGGAATGACATATGAACGCCAAATTGTTGATGAATTGAAAAACGCAATTGAATATGGGCATGAAAACCCACTACTTGCAGAGTTAGAAACACTTACAGGTACAAACTTCATTGATTTAAAGACTGGATTTACCCAGCCAGTACGTAGAAAGCTCACAGGTAAACCTGAATATGTGGGACCAAAAATAGCAGACCTTACCCTTATTGGTGCTAACGGTGAAAATTATTTTATATCTTTAAAAGATGTAGATGGTAAAACTTTAAGCAATAATGGTATTGCTGGAATTTTTAGACAAGTTGGAGATCAAATTGTTCCAGGGTTTAGCGAAATTGTTGATACATTATTTATAGCATCAAAAGTTGATTTAAATTTAGCGGCTCAAGGATTAACATTTTATCTAAACAATACTGTTGGTGGTAACCCTTCACCAGTTGATGTAACTAATAAATTAACAGAACAAGATAAAGATGTTATTATGAACTACCTTGCAAGTGCTATTGACTTTGGTTATTGGTATGTTAAAAATATTGGAAAAAACAGATTTAAGATTGTTAATTTAGCAACTCTTGATGATGTGAAAGAATTTATTGGTGATATTCAAAGTGTGCAGATCAAATACCCATACTATAAAGATAGTACAAGAATGGGTAGAAGAAAGAATCTTTCAATTGGTATCAAAACATCTAATAGTAAATTTTCATTTGATGTACGAAACGCAAGTGGGGATATTATACCAAAACAAATCAATTTAGTTCAACCATGATTACATTTAATAATTATTATCGACTTTTGACAGAAGGTGGAAATATATGGTCAGATAAAACTGGTAGGATCAATAAACAAGATGTTATTCCAACAGTTAAAAATCTTGAAAAATTAACAGGGTTAGAACTTGTTAATAATATGCTTGGATCAACTGGTAAGGCACCTAGTTCTGGTGACATTGATCTTGCAGTTGATTCAAAATTGATTAATAAAAACAAGTTACAAGAAATCCTTAATAAGATTGGAGAGACCACAAAAACCGGTATTTCAGTTCATCTTTTATCACCAATTTGGTCTGCAACTGGTGATAAAACAGATCAGTTTGTTCAAGTAGACTTTATGTTTTCTGATGATGTTGATTACCTTAAATTTTTTAATGCATCAAATGAATTACCACCACTAAAAGGTAGAGATCGAAATGTTTTGCTATCAGCAGTGGCAAAACATAAAGGATATATTTTATCAAGTGGGGGTCTTACCGATAGAGCAACAAAACAATTAATTACTCGTAACCCAGATACTATTGCTCATTTAGTTTTTGGACCAACTAATACAAGTAAAGATTTGAGCACCGTACCAAATATAATACAAACCCTTGTAAAGATGTATGGTACCGAAAAAGCAAAACAGATTGTAGCTCCAGCGGAAGTAACAACCAACCACAACTTTATTAATGTATGATTAGGTTTAACCATTTTTTTTATTTACGTGAATCAAAAGATGAAGACCGTGTAGGTATTCAACATCTCTATTCAATGAATAAACCTGAATTGTATTCAATGGGGATTAGAGAGTTCAAACAATTTGTAGGATACCTCAACACAACCGGGGGAATTATAACCCCTCAAAATTCTACAGTTTCAGAAAAGGTTGATGGTATGTCATTAAAAGTTGGTCAAGATGAGAATGGCTTTTTTATTCAATCAAGCTATTCTGGGAAGGTGTATTCACCACAAGGATTTACAACTACAATCAAATACCCACCAGCTCGTGAAGCTTTTGTTAGTAGTTTTGAACGTATCAAACAACTCGTGCTACCAGCCATTAAAAATCGTCGTGTTACCATTCAACTAGAGTGGTTATACTCACCGAACGCGACTGAGGTAGAAACAGATCCAAGTAAAGTAAGTTTTGTTATAGCTCAATATAAAAAAGAAACACTTGGGATGTGGTCAACGTTTGTAATATTAAATATACGAAGCGATGATAATTCAGATGTAAGTGATATTGAACAAAAATTACTTAAACATAACAATACCGAAGTAAAATTTATATTACCTAATGTTGAATTGTTTCAATCTATTAACCTTAAAGCTGAAACTGCATTAGCAAATAAAGTTTTTACCAATGTAATTAAGCATGAAGGTGATCTTCAAACTATTAACAACACCATAAAGCAAGGTGGGGCTGGTCGTAATAAACTCGTAAAACAGCGAAGAGAAATTACTAATATAATACAGCAGCAGCTATTACCAATTCAAAAAATGATGTATACTAAAATTATAACTAACCTACTCAAAACTGAGGGGTTACTAGGTGATATTGAAGGCTATGTTATTAAAGCAGGTACATTAATGTTTAAAGTAAATAGTCCCCAATTTATGGGTAGTAAATTTGATTTATAATTATGATTAATTTCAAACAATTTTTTTTAGAACAAGCAGGTACAGTTGCTATTTTACCGGGAGGATTTAGACCACCTCATAAAGGTCACTTTGAAGCTCTCAAATATCTCATTAATAGTAATAACGCAACTAGTGCTAAAGTGTTTATCGGTGGTAAAGAAAGAGATGGTTTTACTGCAGATATATCTAAATCAATATGGGATATATACGCTAAGTATCTACCCGTGGATACAACGGTAGATGTTGCATCAGTTACACCTGTTAAGTCTGTTTACGATTATGTTGATCAAAATCCTACAGGTGGTTATGTAGTCGGAGCTGGTGAAGAAGATCAAGGTAGATATGCTTATTTTGCTAAAAATCAAAGTAAATATCCAAACACAAAAGTTGTAGCAATACCACCACAATTTGGACGTATATCAGGTACAACTACACGACAAAAAATTCTTTCTAAAGCACCTGACGCTTTAGATTTTATTCCAGATGAAATTAGTCCTCAGGATAAAGAGGCCATTAAACACTTACTTAAATTATAAATACTAATATGAAACGGGCTGATCTCAATTCTATCTCAACATTATACGAAAACGCTATTTTTATAGCTAGAGCTGACGATTTATCAGCTCAACCTACTGATATTGATCCAAATAGTCACCCTGCGAATGAGCGGGATCCTAGTGAGATTCATATGGCAAAAGCTGATCTTATGAAGCTAGCAGAATATGCATCTGAATTATCAGAGATGTTAGATAATGTTACCGGATTAGAGGGCTGGGTTGCTGCTAAAATTACCAAAGCTGCTGACTATATTTCATCTGTTAAACATTGGTTGGAGTACAACCAACAAGACAAAGGATGTGGCTGCGAATAATATGATTACATTTAAACAGTTTTATGAAAAAACAGTTGTTGGCTTAATTGAAACCATCTTCATGGATGGTATCGGTAAGGTTAAAGCTAAAATTGATAGTGGTAATGGAGCTTTCAATGTACTACACGGTGGTAATATTGAAGTGTATGATAATATCTGTCAGTTCAATACAATTAATAATAAAACAATTAAAAAGCCTGTCGTAGAAACAATTACAATTAACGTTGGTGCTGGTAATTTTGAAGAGCGACCAGTTGTAGAATTTAATATTAAGATCGGTGAAACACCTTTTGATAATGTTAGATTTTCTATCGGAGATAGATCTAACAATGAATATCCTGTTTTAATCGGCAAGGATTTCATTAGTAACGATCTTGATGCGCTTATTGACGTTGAAGGTACAGATCTATTTAACAAACAAATTGAAGTAAGTTATGAATGAAGATATCAATAATCTAGTAATGCTTTGGGAAAATATACATGTTGACGACGGTAAATTTGAAGAATTTGCTCAAAAACGTCACGATGGAGCTGAAAAGATTGCAAAAAATGCAAAAGAAAAAGGTGGGTTAGCAATGTTAACCTACCACCATTTTATTGTTAAATTACCTCACTATAAAAAAGCTGCTGCAGGTAAATTCAATGTTGATGATGCAAAGAAAGAACTCAAAAAACTCACTGAACAGCTTAACGATGCTGTTGATGGTAAAGTTAAATTTGAGCAAACCGACTTTCAAAAGAAGGTTGGTATCATTGAAGTTTTAGGTGAGTTAATTATCAACCTACAATAATAACATACCATGTTATGATCAAAATTTTAATTTGTGGTCGTAGTGGAAGTGGTAAAAGTTTTTTTACCAAATATTTGAGAGAGCATATTGAGTTCTCTCACTTTAACGGTGATTTCATTAGAGAATTAACTCGTAACACTGATTTCACTATTACCGGTCGAACCCGTCAAGCTTTTTGTATGAAGCTTTTAGCTGATAATTGTGGTGATAAAGTTGTTGTTTGTGACTTTATTTGTCCTACAACAGAATTGCGAAAAATATTTACACCAGATATTATAGTGTATTGCGTTCATCCTGGGTCAGGAAAGTATGCAGATACAGATTTGTTATTCCAGGAAGTTGAATCATCTGAAGCAACAAATGTTCTCCGTTTTGACAGAGGTTATGAAGAAAATTTGGTAAAAGAAATACTTAAACTTTGCATTAACAATGATAGTTTAAGTATCTCTGAGCAGCTTTAGCTGTGTTATTACCTTTGTTCTTCTGTTTAGATTTTAACGTTCTCGCTTTAGAACAAGTCATCTTACCTTTTGTCTGTCTCTTTAGTATACCTGGTCTAACAGGATCGTGAACGCTCTTCTTTTCGGTAATATTGAAGTATTCAGCAAAGGTAATCATACCTTTATTTAATCTAAATGGTACTCCAGGCCGGGTTCGAACCGACAACCGCGGCCTAATCTGGGCCATACGAAAGGTATAAGCTTTCCGCTCTGCCAATTGAGCTACTGGAGTATTTTAAAAAAATTGCTGGTGTTTAATGCAGGGGTTTTACGTGATTAACCTGCAACCACTTTAAACTTACTTATTGTAAATATCAAGTAAGTTAAACTTGAGATTTGGTCCATTAGTAAAGATTTCACCAGCAGATTTATTCAA